GTGCCGGTGCCGTTCCCCGCCCATTTCGGCTCACCCGTCAACTGGACCCGTGAACCGAAATGGAGGTACATAATGCAGAAAATCAATCTTCGGGAGCTGTATCCCGATATTTATAAAACGGACACTTATCTGGAAGTAACCGATGAAGTGCAGGCGGTGTTCCTGGCCGACAAACGAGCGGAAGCACGCTACCTGCGGCAGATGTATAACTACAAAGCGCACTACTCCCTGGACTGCGATAACGGTATTGAGAAAGCGATTGTGCAGCACTCGCCAACCCCGGAAGAAATCCTGGAGGACAAGCAGCTCCGCGATCAGCTCTACGCTGCGGTGATGGAGCTGCCGGACAAGCAGGCAAAGTGGATTTTTGCTCGGTTCTACCTGGGAATGACCGTCAAGGAGATTGCCCAGGCGGAAGGTGTTGATCTCAGCTGGGTGTATAAGAGCATCAAGCGCGGTTTGAAGCACCTCGGAAAAAATTTCAAAAACTTTAATTAACATGGCCAAAATATCGCCGTTTTCTTCACTACCATTAGAAGGACAACTTTTCACCTTCATTGGTACATTGACAACCGAATAGACGGCATTTCTGGTACATAGCCCATGTACGAGCGAATCAGGCGCGCCGCCAAGAAGGACAAGCCAAGGAGGTGATGAACCGGCTGTCCTGAGCGATCAACGCAAGCCTGAAACCCGGAGGTGGCACTTCGGGTCGCGGTGACTGCATGGGGGCTTAAAGATACTTCCTCACGGCCCGCCAAAGACTTGGGGGGAACCCTGCGGCGCACGAGTAAAACGACGCTGCGGAGTTATGACAGCCGCGCCAGCGGAGACCAGGAATGTCCCTATCGTCAGGGGCGCGTGGCAAATGTGACGAAAGCAACGGATATAATCTGAAAGGCTGCATCCATTTGCTGTTAGCAACAACAAGGCATCATTTGGGTGCAGTCCTTTCTTTTCAAAGTCAGATACCATGAGCTGGCAGCTCTGGTGGCCAGCTCATTCATGTGATTTTGAAACCGACTTCAAAGAAAGGAGAACCCTTATGAGCCAGCTAACACAAACAACAACCGATGAATTGGTTGACATCCGTGAAGTCGCGGTAGATAAAGACCTCCCCAAAGAGGAACGGATCGCGGCCTTTCTTCACCAGATCAAAAACCCCTATCGCTTTCGCTGCGGCGATTTTGTGGTAAACGCTGCATTTTCCAGCAACGGGGTCACATTGGAGGAATGCCTGCAAGGGATTTTAAGGTAATCGACATCCTCGCTCTTTTCCCAAAATCGTGCTACGATGTGCATGGAAAAGGATGAAAACTGAAAGCCTCGAAATCCACTCTTTTCTTGCGGGAGCTTCCGGGAGGAAAGGAGTGCTTTTTCATGCCAAAATATCAGGCAACAGCTTATATTCGTCTGTCTTACACAGATGATCGCTCCAGCGAGAGCGACAGCGTTACCAACCAGCGGAAGCTGATTGAGAACTTCATTGAACGAAACCCGGACATCCAAATCGTATCCGAAAAAATCGACGATGGTTACAGCGGTATTATTTTTGACCGTCCGGCGTTTAAGGAAATGATGCAGGACATCACCGATGGCAAGATCAACTGCGTCATTGTAAAGGACCTCTCCCGCCTGGGACGAGAGTACATCGAAACCGGACGCTATCTGCGCCGGGTATTCCCAACTTATGGGGTCCGCTTTATTGCCATCACGGATAACATCGACACCGCCCATGAAGGCAGCGGTGACGATCTGACCGTATCCGTCAAAAACATTATGAACGAAGCCTACTGCCGGGATATTTCCATCAAGACCCGTACCTCTTTGGATATAAAGCGCCGTAACGGAGATTTTGTTGGAGCCTTTCCCGTTTACGGCTATATGAAGTCTGAGGAAAACAAAAACCTGCTTGTACCTGACCCGTATGCTTCCCGCGTTGTCCAGGACATCTTCCGTATGCGCCTGGATGGGACGAGCGCCCTGCGAATCGCCACCGTGCTGAACGAAATGGGCATCCTCTCCCCCCTGGCTTATAAGAAAAACAATGGTTTTCCTTATGCCAAACACGGCTATGCCGACAAAGAGGATTGCAAGTGGTCTGCTACAACGATTATTCGTATTTTGCAGGATGAAACCTACATCGGCACATTGGTACAGGGCAAGCAAGGCTCCCCGCACTACAAAATCAAGCAGATGGAGCAACGCCCATCCTCTGAATGGATTCGCGTCCCAGACGCCCATGAGCCGCTGATTGCCAAGCAGGATTTTGAACTTGTCCAGCGTATCCGCAGACTGGATACCCGGACTTCTCCCAAGCAGGATACGGTGTATCTGTTTTCCGGTGTCTTAATCTGCGGGTGCTGTGGGAGCCGCATGACGCGAAAAACAAACCGGGTCAAGGGCAAGGAATATCACTATTATTATTGCCCCACCGGGAAAAAGCATGGCTGCACCAACCCGGTAATGCTCAAGGAAAGCGATCTTGTAGAGTGCGTCAAGGACAGTCTGAAAGGCTACATCGACAATGTGAGCTGCCTGCAAGCCATCCTGGATGGCATCGACCAGAGCAGCATCAACCAAGCACTTGCCAATGAATACGCCTCCCACATTGCCGCCAATGAGCAGCAGGTGGAACAGGCGCTTGAATTTAAGGCCCGCCTGTATGAAAACCTGATTACCGGCACCATCAGCAAAGAGGAATATACCGACTATAAGGCCAGATACACGAGGATTGCAGAAAATGCAAAAGAGAGTATCCGGGTCTTAAAGGAAAAGCTGGCTGATGTTCTGGAGAACCGGAGTGAACGGAACCGCTGGATTTCCCACTTCACACGGTTCTCTACGATGGAGACCCTGGACCGCAAAGCTGTGGTTCACATGATACAGAGCATCAAGGTGATTGGGAAAAAGGAATTGGAGATCACCTTTACATACCAGGATGAATACCAGAAAGCGATCCAGCTGATTCAGCTGGCAGAGCAAACAAGCCGAAGAAAGGTGGGATGATTTGTGGCAAGAAAAAGCAGAAAGGAAACTGTGGTGCTTCCCGCACCGGAGATAGATACTACTTGCCGCGCCGGAATTTATGTGCGGCTTTCCGTTGAGGATAAGCATACTCACACCGCCTCTATTGAAACCCAGCAGCTGATTATCGCACGGTATCTGGAGCAGAACCCGGAGATTATTGTGGTACAGACCTACATTGACAATGGCGCAACGGGTACGAACTTTCACCGTCCCGGTTTCCAGCAGATGCTCTCCGATATTGAAGCGGGTCTTATCAACTGTGTCATTGTAAAGGACCTCTCCCGCCTGGGGCGAAATGTCATAGACACCGGTTACTATATCGAGCGTTACTTTCCTATACAGAAAGTCCGGTTTATTGCCGTGAATGACCGCTACGATTCTTCTTCCCCGGATAATGCCCACGATGGTATCATCATTCCGCTGCGGAACATGATTAACGAAGCCTATGCGATGGATATTGCCAGAAAAATCAAAGCCCAGCAACGGCAGGCCATGAAAGACGGCAAGTATGTTGGCGGGCGTACACCCTATGGATATTTGAAGGCTCCTGATGACTGCCACCAGCTGATCGTTGACCCGGTGGCTGCCGAGGTAGTCAAAACCATGTTCCAATGGGCCGCCGAGGGCGCAGGATTAAACACCATAGCAGTACGCTTGAACGAGGCCGGGTATCTCTCTCCCAGCCACTACAAGAGGACCTTGGGAGAGATCACCCATGAAAATCTGGTAGGCAATGGACATTGGCAAACCCGAACCGTTGCCAAGATTCTCCGCGCAGAGGTTTATACCGGAGATCTGGTGCAAGGGGTATCTAAAATCATCGACCACAAGCAGGTCAGAGCCAGCGCCGATGAATGGACAACGGTACGCGGCACCCATGACGCCATCATCAGCCGGGAGCTGTTTGCCGCTGTTCAGAAAGCATTGGACCAGGCTGCACAGCAGGCAAAAGACAGGGAGATCCATTCCTGGTCTCCTAATCTTTTGAGAGGCAAAATCTTCTGCGCCCACTGCGGACGCAGCCTTCACCGGCAAAAATGCGTTCGCAGAAAGTCACAGGAGGTATATGTCTACCACTGTATCAGCAACAACCGTATCAAAAAGGGCGTTTGTCCTGGTGCGTTTATCTTTGAAAAAGAGCTACTGGACGCCCTGGCCGATATGATACAGGAGCAGCTTGATACCACACTGGGGCAATACTCTCTCGGCCTGGAAAACCTCACCAAAGAAGCCGAGGAGCAGAAAAACATAGAGGCAAAAATCCTCAGCCGGAAACAGGAAATCCAGCAGCTGCGAACCTATCAGCGCGGATTGTATGAGGGCCTGATCCAGAACCATCTGTCAAAAGACGAGTATTTTACCTTCAAAGAAAAATACGAAGCCAAAATCGAGGCCATCAGCAAAGAAATCGAGCAGCTGAAAGCAGGGCTTGCAATCATCGCCAAGCAGCTGGAACAGTACAAAATGCTGTCCCAGGATGCACAGTATATCAAGGAAGATCGCCAGCTGACGGCAGCCCTGATTGACCGTCTGATTGACCGTGTAGAGGTCTCAAGAGAAAAGCGGATTACGGTTCGTTTCCGCTTCCAGAGCGAATTTGAGCATTGTGAGGAGGTGCTGAGCCAGTGCAGAAATATGTGATTGCCCTTTATATCCGCCTTTCCCTGGAGGATTATAAATACGACAGTATGAGCATTGAAAACCAGCACCTTGCGCTGAACGAATTTATTTCTTCCATGCCGGAGTCCACCAATGCGGAAGTCCTTGAATTTATCGACAACGGGTATAGCGGGACAAACTTTGAGCGCCCCAAAGTCCAGGAGCTGATTGAGATGGTACGGGCCAATAAGATCGACTGTATCATCGTAAAAGACTTTTCCCGGTTTGGACGAAACAGCATTGAGACCGGCTATTTCATTGAGCGTGTGTTCCCGCTGTTTCACACCCGGTTCATTTCCATCAACGATGATTTTGACAGCGATCAGCACAAGGGCGATACCGGCGGTATGGATGTGGCTTTCAAGTATCTGATCAGCGAGTATTACAGCCGCGATATGTCCATCAAGACCAAAAGCGCCAAGTACGCCAAAATGCAGCGCGGCGAATACCAGAGCAAAGTTTGCCCTTACGGGTATCGCAAAAGCGCCGATGGCAGAATGGAACCGAACCCGGAAACCGCTGCTGTGGTACAGCTCATTTTCCAACTTGCCGCAACCGGAATTGGAGCGGCAGCCGTTACCAGGGAACTCTTTAAGCGAGGCATACCGACCCCCGGAGAATACAAAGCAACTCATGGGCAGCAGTACCACGATGTCTCACGCTCCCGTGGACGCTGGAGCAGTTCTACGGTTCTCCGTATCCTGGAGGATGAACGCTATATCGGCTCCTATGTCATCGGACGTCGTGCAGTCATTGAAGTAGGCGGCACACGGAGTCGCAGGAAGGATCGGGACAAGTGGTTCATTATCCCAGACCATCATCCGGCAATCGTTGATAAAGAACTATTTGAAAAGGTGCAGGCTGTGCAGCGCCGATTCTCCTTGCCGACCAGGAAAACCAGAGAGTACCCACTGAAAGGCAAGGTCTATTGTGGCTGCTGCGATCATGCACTCTCCCGCATCGCCCAAAAGAGACCGTTTTATATGTGCCGCCATTCTACCGCAGATGTGAACAGCCGCTGCCGCGATGTCCGGGCAGATGCTGCCGGTCTGGAAGAAGCTGTCCTCCTCACTTTGAAAAAGCAGCTGGAAATCCTGCTGCCCGTACATGAGGACGGCACCATTCACCTGGAGGCCACCGCTGTCAAATGCTCTGAGTATGAGAAGCAGCTGGAAGTTCTGAAGGACCAGAAGCAAGCTCTCTTTGAACGGTATCTCTTGGGGCAGATCGAGCTGGACACATATAAATCGGAGAAAGCAGTTTATGACGCAGAAATACTGAAAGTCAAAAATGCCTATGCTGCTGTCACCGCCCAGGCAAGGCTGAAGCGAGAAGAACAGGCC